GAAGAAATATTCGAATCATGTTCACACAATCTCAATCCAATAAATTTCATAAATGTTTAAATTTTAGATATAATTATTAAATGCTCCTTGAGGGGATCGAACCCACCTTAGCCGAATTATGAGTTCGGTGCATTCACCAGATTGCTAAAGGAGCGAAAGGAGGATTTACACAGCCTCAGAGTTTCCTCTTCATAGGCACGAAACCTCCATAGGGATGCCTGGACTCGAACCAGGATGACTCCGTTATAAGCAGAGCGCATTGACCTTTATGCGACACCCCCAATCATTTACGAACCTTCTTCGTGATCGGTGTGGATGCGTATGACTTCATCATCCACTTTAGAATCTTCAAACACTTTTACCACTTCATTATAAGGAACTATTACTGCGTTTCCATGCTCACTTGTAAGAATGAATGACTCCCCATTCTCTACTCTATTCATCAGATTATCAAAATCTGTTTGAAATTCTTCAACTGTAAATTTTTGGAATTCGTTGATTTCTTGATTCATTTTCATAAAGTGATTTTTATGAGTCGGGGCGACAGGGATTGAACCTGTGACCTCTGGTTCCCAAAACCAGCATTCTACCGCTGAACTACGCCCCGAAGTACCGTTATTTATTTCGGTGTATGTGTATCATACTACTTCTTGTGCCCTTTGTCAAATGGAGCCCAATGCTGCCATCCATATTTGTGAATTGCCCAAATACCCATAATGGGCACAACGACTAAAAGATATCCAATAATACCAAGAGTATAAGGATTTTCTAATACCCACCTCGAAAAATGTCCCATCAATATCCTCTCCAAGTCTTAAATTCGTAATAAAAATATTGATCAAGAATAGTGTCGTCTAATGGAGCGTTCTCTTCTCGATGTGCCCATTCTACACAAAAATCTACAATTTTATGGTCGTGTAATGAACTATGTCCCCACATTCTCACAAATGCTGATGCAGCAAAGTGATATCTTTGTTTAGTGTGCGGTTCCATTTCCCTTATAATCTTCGGAGTCATAGTATCCCCCTCGTGTTCCAAAATAGAGTGTTGTTAAAACAAACGGAATTGAAATAAACAATAATGCCTTTGCAAGTAACATTAAACCATCTCCATAGCTCTTGTAAGTTCAATATAGTGATTCATTTCATCCACCGCGATTTCAGAAATCTTGGTATCTTCTGGATGATCCCAGAAGTAGTTCAGATAAGTCTCTGTAGCGTGAAACTCAATACCTGCGTTCAGGTGATAAGCAGAAACGGGAGCAATAAAATAATAACCCACCAGAATCCAATAATAGATGAGAACCAAATGATAAGCGAAAAAGCGATCAACCCAGCGGTCTGCTCCGCCACGATGCTCCATTTCGATGAGATGTTCGGTTTCATTGAGTGTTTGTGCGAAGTGTTCTTTCATCAAATAGTAGTGTGATAAGTCTCTGAGTCCTAATGATTCTTTGAGATGTAACACACTAACAAAAGCAAAGTATGGTGCTCTGGCAATTGTTTCCAAAACCCAGAATCTTTGTATGGGTAGGTCACGATACAGAAAGTCAATAATTGATATCGTGACTGTTAGGATTGTATCGTTGAACTTTTTCATGCAAATATCCCCGGAACATAGTCTATTCTTTCACGAATCTCATCAAGAATAACTCCATACTCTCTAAACCTTCTGTCTCCTGCGATGAAACGCCTCTGTCTCATCCAAATAGCATCTGCTAAAAGTTGCAGTTCATAGTCTGAAAAATCTTTAAATCGTTCCATTAAAAAACTCCTTATCTAACGTGATGACCACCAAACATATAACGCATACCATTCAGGATTTTTGCTCCGAAAGTTCCGAGATTGCGTGAATTAAATCGCTCAAATAGGGCAGTAGTAATAACAGGAGCGGGAACCCCCAAATCCACAGCGGCAGAAACAGTCCAACGACCCTCACCGCTGTCGGATACCCCACCAGAGAACTGTTTAAGCTCACTATTGCCCCGCAGCACATTAGCAGTAAGATCGAGTAACCAACTACCAACCACGCTACCACGACGCCATAACTCAGCCACTTCAGCAACATCAATATCATAGCAATAACTTTCTGGGTCAGACATTGGGGCGACCTCTGCATCTCCTTCTCTAACATACTGAGCACCTGCGTTAGCGTTCTTAATAATATTAAATCCTTCGGCATATGCCTGCATAATTCCATATTCAATTCCATTATGAACCATCTTAACGAAGTGCCCTGCACCTGGACCACCACAATGCAACCAACCAAACTCAGCAGAAGTTACGTCCGAGTCAAACTGAGTCCTTGGGGCAGCGTTGATTCCTGGGGCAAGGGCATCAAAAATGCGCGAACAAGTGGCGACCGCAGTATTTCCGCCACCAACCATAAGACAGTATCCACGATCCAAACCGTAAACACCACCACTAGTGCCGCAATCAATATATTGGATACCAACTTTTGCAAGACGCTCTGCTCTTTTCCGACTGTCTTTAAAATTGCTATTGCCATGATCAATAATAATATCTCCCTCACCACAATATCGTAGTAACTCATTGATCGTCTCCTCTACTGTTTCGGCAGGAACCACCATCTGGAAAATACCAGGTTGGGTTCCACCAGTTTTTGTTTGTTTAACTACTTGAACAAGGCCTTGTATAGAAGTTGTAACGCCATTAACATATCCGTTTTCGTATGCTTCCTGAGCCTTTTCATAATTCCTCCTGTAACCCCAGACTTCTATTCCTGCTTTCATCATGCGACGGGACATTCCTTCGCCCATTCGTCCCAGTCCGATTAATCCTACTTTCATATCATCTCCTATTGTGGATATGCGTGTGTAAGACCCCACCAAATCCACAGTCCCATAATTGAACTATAGAGAAGTGCGGTAAAGAAAAGCGTTTTAAACATCTTCCTCGTCCTCGTAACTAGATGGTTCTTCAAAAAGTTCGTCCATTTTTTGTTGGGTAACTCTTTCTTGTAGTTCTTTTAAGTCTTCTTCTGTTAAAACAATCATTTGTCCTTGAGTAGTTCTTCTATTCTTTGACGCATGTTAGTGCTTTCTTGTTTCATATAGTCTCGGAGAGAATATCCTCTTTGTCCTCTCATAATACAAGTGCCTTGATAGAACATCGTCGCAGCAAATACTAACAGGAAAACGATACCGATTATTTCAGGGTAATATTGAGCCATGGTAGCAAAGGTGGAATAACTCCTATAAGTCTTAAAAGTCCCTCAGCAAATAAAGCAAGAACCACCCAACCAACGCACATACTAATGATAGAAGCATTACGGTTGTGTTGTCGTATTGCTGCATCGATCATCTCCTGAACTTCACTACGAGTTACATAATCATCGTCAAAAGGTTCCATCATTTCTCGTCTCCAAGAAATTTCGCAAGAGGATCCTTACGAGTCTTAACTATTTCAACTGCTCTCTTATAGAACATATTATCCATGTTCCCAGAGGCTTCAAAAGTCTCCTTGATCTTCACCCAATTATCGTAGGTGCGCTGATCCATAAGGTTTATGTTGAATACTACTACTTATGTTAGTGAGTGTTTTTATCATGTCAAGTTTGTGTTGATACAAAAACACACATTAAAACATTATTAAATTTGTAATATTTGCAAAAGAATGTAAAGGAAGATCAGGGATTCGAACCCTGGAACGCTATTAACGTTAATAGTTTTCAAGACTATCGCCATCAACCACTCGGCCAATCTTCCGATAAAAGTCCTCAGCGGACTTCAAAATCTAAGCGTTTTACTTTACGTTGGCGTCTTGCTTCCTGAAAGGCAAGATCTTCATTGGTAAGTACACTAGACTTTGCTTTGTTATGATAAGAGTTTAGCATAACAACAGATGATAAGTCAACTGCCGAAATCTTATCCCCACGAATAGCCGCCATATTAGGACAACCACAAGTCACAGTTTTAGTAGGATGCCCCTCTAACTCCTTACCACAGGAGCGACATCTGATTCTTAAATTTTCCATAGTTTAAATCACTCTTCTTCTACTATTACCTCTTTTTCAAGAATTTCTTC